TGTAGTTGAACTCTCTATTAAAAGCTCGTGTAAAGAAAAGACTTCTTTTTATTAAGTTTAGACTTACAAAACTAAGCTCATTTATTGCTACAGTTCCAGCAGTTGCTCCTGTTCCAAAAACAAAACCAGAGCTTGAATCTATAAGAAAATTTGTATTACGTGTGCTATCTCCACCATGAAAAATCAATGTTCCTGTGTCATAGAAAACAGTACCAACAATATTTGTGGGTTGAGCCTTTTCTACTAAGTCACCTTTTCTACCGATACTCGCAGAAATAGATTGTTCTGGTTGATCTATAATTATGCGGTCACTAATTGCGCCAAAACTAAATTTAGCAGTAACACTACCAGAAAGTATTGCATCATCTGTTGTTGTTCTACCTATAGTAACAACTCTGGCAATACCAGTAGTAGAAACATTGTTTTGTGCAACTGGAACGATGTTCGCAGCAGACGATGAAAAATAATAATTAGAAATAGACCTAAATGCAGACGATAAAGGTGTGCTTGTTGTTGTGCCTTTTGCGTTTACTAAAAAACCAGTAGATGTAGACTCCATAACAAAGGCGTTCAAACTTCTTTCACTTGCGGCCGTAGCTGATGTTATTTGGTAGTTTGTCTTTGAAACAATACCAGCAGTGGTAACATCTCTATCTAAATCAAAGTTTGTTAAAGACATTTTTTATTTCCTAAGTTATGGCGCCAGAGGCACTAACATTAATAGTTACTTCTTTTCTTGCACCTGTGTTGATACCCGTTATGTCAATTATAGTTGTGCCATCTTTACCACCAGCATTATCGCCGGTATTGATAACAAATGTACCAACACCATTTTCGTCTGGTATAGCTGTTGTTTGCACTAACTGAGCAATGTCTAAGTCTCTTGAAGTAGCTGCGTAACCTTGAGAATCAGTGCCGTTTTCTGTTACTACAGTTATTTGTAAATCATCTCCATAATCAACGGTGCCAGTAGTTGGAGTCACCTTTAGGGTTGATATTCTAAGAGTACCTTCTGGCAATGTCACTAACCTATAGAGAAGCGCTACGTTTTCATTTGATACAGGCTCTAAAACAGGTAGATTAAGTATATCTGAATCTTGGTCTGTTGCTTTTGTTGCATCATAAAGTTGATAGTTTACTTCGTCATCACCAAAAGCAAATTTAGTAATCTGAAAAGAACCATCGTTTTTGGCTAATAACTCTCTACCTTTTCTAGTAAGAATAGCATCAATGACGGCGGTTGTGGAATCAAGAAAAGCCATAATAATTTCCTTTTATTTTATATTAATACATTTTTGAGTCAAAATAAATATAACACCAAAATAACTTTATACCGTAGCCTCTGTGGCACTTTTAGGTTGTTTTGGAGTCTTAGTTGTTTTTTGTCTTTTTGTAGGTGTAACTTTTTCTTCTGTGCTTACTTTAGTTGCTGTTCTTTTAGGTGCTTTTAACCTATTAACTGTAAATTTATCATCTTCATAACAAATAAACAACACATCAGTTGTCTGTATCTTTTTTATTTTATTAATAATGATTTGAGAAGATATATCTCTATGCATATAAACTAAATCATAATCATTAGTAAAATGTTTATCAAAAACTTCTAATAAATTTGGTCCTGTATAGCTTTCAATAAAGTGCATAGAATTTAATTTTTTATGCTCATCAACATTGGGACTTACAAACTGATCATAATCAATAGTTGTTATATTGCCAATGTGGCCACCTAACAACAGTGTTACATACCCAGCATAAGTTCCTATTTCAAAAGCCTTAGTGCATTGTGATGCTTGGGTTTTCAACAGACCATCTAAAAGTTCCATTTTTTCTTGTTCAAGTTGTTTTAAGTTTGAAATAAATTTATAATTATAAATCATATTATTCACTCCTTATGAAGTAACTTTTTCGCCACCTTGATTTTCTATTTCTCTAATAAGGTTTTGATCTTTTGTAGAGTCACTATTTATAGCAACTCTAACTATTTGTGTGTCATTGTTAAATAAATTTACTATTCTTATAGGCACTACACCTAATGAACCAGAAACAGTATCATTTACCTTGATTTGTGTAATAGCTCTATTTGTATTTACGGCTGTCAAAGCTCTCACAACATCCGCTAATCTTAATTCAAATTCAACTTCGGGTGTCTCTAATGTAGTTGTAAAATTAGAGTCCTTATCTTTTATCAACCTTCCCTTACCTTGAGATATATTACCAACGGTGGCCTCAAATAAATTTGTTCCGTCTGCAGAAGTCGGAAATTCAAATCTTAAGCCTGGCTGATCTGTTCTAAAAGAACGTCCCTTTGTCAACAATCTTGCACTTCCTTTTATTATACAAAGAACATTAGCTGATATTGGTGCAGCAGTTGGTGAAATTAAAAATTTATCCAATGTTACATCAATAACTGATACAGCACCAGCAGCAGGCTTTACTGATACTGGTAAAACTGTTGCTATTCTTGTAGAAGAAAATCTTGGAACATTTGTTGAGCTTTCTTTTGTTAGATTAGGTAAAGCTCTTGTTGCTGTAACCGATCTTTCTACAAATTCTTGTAACCCATCTCTATATTTAAATCCTTGAAAATTTGCTGTACTTGCAGCAGAAGCAATTAGGGTTGTGTCATTAGCACTATTACTACCTGCTGTTGAAAAATCACCACCAGAAAATTTATTGCTAATTGTAAACCCTGTTACTGAATGTTCAATGATAGATGGTGTCTGATTGAATGGTTCTCTACCCTCATCCTCAGATATATGACCTCTATCGCCACTAGTTGTAGGCGCTCCTGTGTAGCCAGTAGATGTTGATTCTCTAAATCCAAACTGTCTACGCATCTTATTACGTTCAAACATTGGACTTTCTACAAACAATCCCTCACCTATAATACTTGTTTTGGCTGGTAAGAATTGTTGTAAGAAAGGGAACAACCCACCAAAAGTGTCACTAAAATTACCCATACCTCTTATAAATGTATTTAGGTCAACAAGACTTGATGTGTTTCCGCTGGCGCCTGAAATTCCTGTTCCTAATATACCACCACCACTCTTTATAATTTTGTTTGTCAAGGAACTACTGTTAATACGTGCCTCTGGAGCTAAACCCCACTGACCTGTAATCTTATGCCATTCTTCTTTGAAGGCGCCTTCATAACTCTTAGCAAATAAATCTTCTGGATCACCAAGTAACTCTGATGGTGAAACATTATGGACAGAGTTTTTGATAGCACGATTTACAGCATTTATTGGGTTCATACTAAAACTAATATATCCCGTATCACGTATACTATCAGAGGGATCGTCTTGTCTTATTCTGTCATTGTCAGCGGCAAATCCAACGGGAAAGAATCTGTTTATTTTTTTCATGTTTTGAAATACACGATACCTTTTTTTATCGGGTATTGCTTCAAAACCAACTGGTATAGCAGTGTTTGATGCTGTTGTTGAGTCAACTATAAAATTAAAATCACCAGTGAGAACCATATTCTCTTTGAGTTTATAGTGTGCCGATAAACTACCATAGTAAGCTCTGTTATCAACACTATTGACTATATCTGTTCCAGTAGATGATTGAAAAGAAATAGATTCAAAGTTTCTTGTATGTTGTTTTAAATCTTCATCTTTTAGTGCAACATTCCATCTTCTTACTTGATGTATATATCCAATAAATCTTGTTGAACCGCTGCCAGGAAAATAAGATGGGAACTGAGAGTGACTTACTCCACCGATTGACATTGCTGCACCAACACCACCACTTGAATCAAAGTTAGCTTTTGATATAGCACTACCACCATTACCGTTAGATGTTATTGCCTTATCCATTATAACGACATCATTACCACCTGTAGGTGACGCGGACAGCGCCATAGCATATACACTTAGTGTATTACCAGAACGACTTACAGCTACGTTTAAGAAGTTGTCAGCACTACCACTACCTCTAACGTAACTAGATAAAGAAGTAAGGTCTGTTTGTGCTGATAATGAGGCAGTAACATTTGATTTGAAAGCAACCTGTCCACTAGCGTTCATCTCTATTCTATAGAGTGGGTGAACAAACAATGTGTAACCAGATGATCCAAGACCCGCACCAGTAGCAGAAACTCTCATCTGTAGAGTAAAGTTATTATTTGGAGGTATATCAAATGCTCTGGCTGAACCAGTGGCGGCCGCAGTAGTTTGAACATAAGTAGAACCAGTAGCAAATAATACTGGTGTATCAACTTCTTCTATTTCTCTTACTTCAGTTGGTCTATGAAATACTGAGTATTCGTTTGTTTTAAGAAAGTTTGAATCTACACCATATATTCTACCTATTGCTTCTAATGTCTCTCTTGTTCCCTTTGTTTTTATCAGATGAGATACATTGTTAAGTATACGATTCCAAATTTCATAATTTATTGATTGAGTTGTGAAACCGCCGCTACTTGAATTTATTAATGTTTTTTCAAAACTGCTGCGTCTTGCATTTTCAAAAACATTTACACCGAATTGTTTTAGAAAAACGGGTATAAACTGATTAGGAACCCTATTGACACTACCATAATCTATATGTTTTGTATATGGTATTTGATTAGCAAAAGACTTAATTACATCTAACTGATCACCAAAAGCTGCCAACAATCTTTTCAATACATCTTGATCGTCATCAAGAAATAAAACCTCTGGTAGTAGATTTTCTAATTTTTCTGCTCTTGTTATTCGTTCAGAGGCAGTAGCCGAATAATGAACTTCTGCTCTAAATGTGCCAGTTGATGTTCCTATTATTTCGGTTCCTGTACCTGCCGTTCTATCAATTACATTTAAGTTTTCATCTTCGTATAATATAGCGCGAGCAGATAAAGACTCTACCATGCCAGTTTGACTACCAGAAATGCTATTCAGACTATTTCTATAAACAGCAATAAGTGGAACGTGTTCGCCGTTTTCATTTACCGCAACCACAGTATTATTAGGATCAGCATTAACATCAGCAGATGATGAACCAGTAACACCCAATCTATCTAATACAAAAGTAGTAAACCCATCAGCTTCTTTTCTAAACTTATCAACCTCAAATATTGCTTTGGGTCCGACATTAGCGTTTAATAAGATATTAGAAGCAGATAGTCCAGATAGACCGATTGGATACTTATCTATAATTTCTTTTCTAACGGTCAGAAACCTTCTTAGGGCGTTGCCAAAGAAAATATGTTGTGAGTAGTCATTATAATCTACCAAAGGTAACACACGCGATTTATCGCCTGTTAAAGATAAATCTACGAGTGTTCCGCTGGAGCTACCTAAACCAGATAGTGAAGCTACTAAACTTTCAAATGTAAAGCCGTCAGCCATTTTTTAATATCCCGCAGTATAGTCAATGTCATAAGTATCGCCGCAAGCAAACTGCCATCTTTCTGGATAATCATAGACAATATTTTCACCTCTTACATTTAGCTTGATAACTATTTTATATTTTATTCCATCATATAGTAGTCTATTGTCTAAATCAAAAAAGTTTCCGTCTGCATCATAAGATAGTTCTTGTTCCGGCACTTCTATATCATCAGTTACTAATTCTCTTATTTCAAAACTGCCGTCTTTTACTATGGTAGAGTTCATAGCAGTTGTTGAGCCAGTTATTGCTTCCCACTGTGTTTGTCTATTTTTTACAAAAACTCTTATTCTTGCTTTCGTTCTTGGACTATATTGGCCTTGTAAATTAGCCAATGAGACAATAGGTGTGGAACTATAGTCTGATGTATTGTAACTTGCACGACCAGATGTAGGCAACAAACAAGTAAAAGAAAATGTATCTGTTCTGTATTCACCCGCAGTTGTTATTGTCCAACTATCAGTAAAAGAAGTTGATGATGATAAAGCTAAGTTTATACCTGTTAAATTTAAGTAGCCAGCAGCATTGGTTGCTGTCCCTATGTTTACCTTATAAATACCTTTTGAAAATCTTGAAGCGGTTAATGCCATTCCAGAGGCAGCTGATGTTAGCATACCTACACCATTAGCACTAATCGTAACATGGCCGGGAAAAGGACCACGATTATTCAAGTCTGTCAACTCTCCATCAACTATGCTATAATAGAATAAATCAGCAGTTTTAGAAAACTTTATATTGTTTCTATTATCTTTTATTGCTCCATCCCAAACCAATTCAAAATAAGGTCTTTTACGAGTATTAGTTTCTCTACTATAAAACTTTTTAGTATAAAAACTCTCAGCAGATACAGAAGCCGCAACTCCAGCCGACAGTGCTTCGGGTTTATCTTTGGCTTCATATTTGTCGGTCATACGAATAATGAAACCGTGATCGGCACTACCTCCATCAGCAATAGAAGTTCCAGTAGAAAAATTTAAATATGATTTAAAATAATCTGTAACATCCAATCGCAAATCTTCTTGACCACTCTCAAAAAATTGAGTAGCACTATTGGAATCATAAACTCTGCTGGCCGCACCTATGTATCCAGCGGCACCAGTTTGTCCATTACTAGATGTCCACGGTATAGTATTTGTTGCACTTACCGCATTTGCAAAACCAGTGTTAGTATAATCGTCATTATCAAGCCCCCTACCTTCCATAAAAGTAGCTGTAAGCGGATATGCCACCAGATCAAAATTTATAGCTTGGGTTTGACTATTTTCCGCGTTTTTTAAATTGATAAATGCTGATACACTAGTGTTTGTTCTTGGGTCTGGTATATTTCCATTATTTACTATATCGGCACTTAGGGAAGAAAGAGAAAATGAAACAAGCATCCTTGCAAATTCTTTTCTTTTAGTTATATCGTTTATCTTGTTCCACACTTCTAATATTGGTGATTGGCCGAAGTTAGAAGTAACAGATGCCTCTGTTATCCAAGTGTCTTTGTCAGCGTAAGCTCTGGCGATAGACATTATGCTGTTCTCCCTACTATGTCAAAATTTGGATATTTTAGTTCCCAACAAACATCTTCTGGAAAATACAAAATACCATTCTGTGTATTAGCCTTAATATTAAGATCAAAAGAAGAATAAGTTCTTGTTCCATTATTTTGAAAAATATTAGTAAACTCTAAATTGACAACTGATCTAATTTTATCTAAAGCCTGTAATCTACTCATTAAGTTTGATACTGTTAGTAAACCACCAAAATTTGTATTCTCTGTTATCAAAAGTCCTCTTAATAAAACAAAACAATCTAACAGGGCGTCATTGCTGTTCACAGTTGGTTCGGGAACGATTGTAAAATCTACACCTATATTACATATTTTTCCATCAGTTATTTTTACCGTATCTGAAAAAGATTTAAATCTATTTAGGTAAGTTTCAATATTATTTTTTAATACACCTGCAGGCTGTTCTAAAAATCCTTGTGCGTTTCTTGAAACACATATCAACTCAACCCCTAAAGCATTTGTTGGGTCTTTGCGTGCATAGCTTCTGTAAACAGAACCAAACTCAGATGGCATTGACATTATTCTTACTTGATAGTCTTGTAAAGTAACTGCTCTATTTTGAGAATTAAAAAAAGCTGCAGCGTTTTCTTTTATAGAAATATCTGTTTCAGAGTCCGAGCCACCAGACGCCTGTTCTACATTTTCCACTGACAAAGAAGACAAAACATCATCAGCAATAGATTGATTGTTAGTTATAAAATTTTGATCACCAAATTGTATTATTCTTGACACAAATCTTTTCAAGGTTCTTGGGCCTACATTAGTATCTAATCCGCCACCAAATCTATATTTTATATCTATCAACTCATCTCTTGGTGCATAGCCTAATCCTTTTGTTTTCAAAAAATTAGAAGAATCAACAACAGCAGGTGAAAAACCAGACGGTGATCCTCTAAGACTTGCAGGCAAGACAAAATCCTCTGGATTAGGTACCAACTCAGAGTCTTCTAAATCTGTTGTTCCACCACCAAAAATCAGTGAAGTTTGACCGTCAGCATCAATCTGTGTAATAAATCTATAAGGTATTTTTTTATATTGAAGAATATATTCTGCTGAAGAAGAACTTGATGTACTATTCTTAAAACCTGTAAATATACTACCTTGTGCTAAATTATCAACTTGAAAATATTCTTTGTTGTTTGAAGAAGTAACAGAAACAATCTCCGATATTTCTCTATCTGGTAACTGAACCGACAAAAAAGGAATTGATTGACTACCAACATTAAAAGTAAATACTCTTGTTGAGCCAGCCATAGCAGATACACTAGTTATAGAATATTGTGTTGTTGTTTCCGACAGTTTTGTAGTAACTCTGTTTTCTGGTCTTGCAAAATCTGCGTCAACCAATGTTTCAAACTGTATAGCTGGCTCAAAATTTGTTACTACCTTTGAACCTTTTTTAAGTGTAAAAGCTGTCGATGCGCTTGTTGAATCTGTAAATGTTGCACTAATTGATAAATTTACTATTGATGGACTTGAAAACTTTGGTCTATAACCTAAGTTTTGTGCCAAAGAATAAATGTTTTCTGGCTCAATAGCTCTATCTATAAAACCCTCATTTACTTGTCTATCAATGAAGAACGACATAGCGTCACCTAAGTATGCTAACAGTTCCACAATAGCCATACCACCAGAAGCCTCGTTGAAATCTTGATAGTCATCTGGATAATATCTTTTTAGGTAATCTATTAAGTCTCTTTTTATAGAGTCAAAATCTTTAGATAAATAATTTACATTTTTTTGTTGTGCGACAGGTTGTCTTGTTGATTGATAATTAGGCATTTTTTATCTCGTTGCTCCATTAACAGTTAGCTGTATGCTATCTCTCATAGCCTCTGAATTATTCACTATATATTCCATAACAACTAAAATTTGAGTTTGTTGTAAGGCTACTCCCCTTGGCACATCAGCTGCTGTAAATACTTTTAATGACTCCAAAGTAACATATGGCATCCATCTTTCTAACGCGCTTTTTACTTCTAATGTTATTTGTGGTTCTAAATCTTCTTTTATTGCTGGTTCAAATAGTTGACCAGCTAATATAGGTATATTTGTTCCTATGGTAGTGTTTACTACTCTTTCACCTTTTTTGGTTAGCAACAATATTTTTATATCTTCACGGATTGCGTCTCGCGTTGTGTTGTTCATCTCAAAAAAGCCCTTACGATAAGCTCGTAATGGAAATTTTAAATTTATACCCATTGTTGTTCTCTAATTTATATAATGTCTTTTACTAAGATGACTCTCTAATAAATCAACAAGTTTAATAAACTTATCTTTTGATTCAGAAAAACTATCTTGTAGGTCATTCAAGTCTGTATTTATTCTTGATGTTTGCCTATCGCTTTGGATAGGCACTGTAAATCTTGGATTAGCACTACCACCTATACTTATATCTTCAAACTTTATTGTTCTTCTTTTTATTTGAGTTCTATATCCTAAGTTTACCGTTCTTGGCGGTGAAGGAACACTTACAAACTTTGATGGGACAGTAACAATACTGTCAGGCGCGCCACCTACCGTTTCTTTTACCTCTTTTGGTCCTACAGGTGTGTTTATTGTTCTTGTTATGGTGACACCTCCGCTGCCTGGAATCCTTATTCTTGACGCTGGAACAAAAACTCTCGTTGGTCGTTGTGGTATTGTTCTCACACCTCTATTGATTATTTGTCTGTCTTCAACGGTTTTATCTGGTATATCAATGTTTATTTCTGGTAGAGCATGAGTATGATTCAAAAATGAATTAAATAAAATTTCAACCGTTCCAGCAAAATCTTTTATTGACTCTATTAGACTTATTATGAGATCGTCTTGTTGTTGTAAAGAATCGTTTAGTTTCTCCCCTAAAACCAATCTGTGCATCGCACTTTCTGAGTCTTCAGTTGTTGATATGTTATAAAACTCTTGTGCATAACTAGCAATTATATCTCTTATGTTTTGAACTTCTACGTTACCAGCTGGTCTTGGGCCTGTTGGAGTGTCTATTAAAGAATTGTTTGGTAAAATACTAAAATCATTCTCTAAGGGTGTCACTTTTTGTGCTCTTGGACCCAAATCAGATGGCCTACTATCTGCTAAATGTATTGTTTTTGTTTTTGTTATACCAACAGATGGATCACTA